TTTCATAATGCTTTTCCTGGAGGATATGTAGAACATGTATTACGTGTAATTAAATGTGCAAAAGAAGTTCATACATTATGGACTAAAATGGAAGGTGATATGTCTGGTTACACTCATGAAGAACTTATGTTTACTGCATTAAATCATGATATCGGTAAAATGGGATTTCCAGGAGATGGTAATGAGATATATCAAATAAATGATTCTGAATGGCATAGAAAGAATCAAGGTAAAGAATATAAGATTAATCCTAATAATCCATTTACATTAGTAAATGATTTATCTATTTGGTTATTACAGCATTACGGAATAGAAATATCATGGAATGAAATGTTAGGTATTAAATTGACAGATGGATTATATGATGATTCAAATAAACCATATTTCATATCTAGATCATCTGATGCTAAATTAAAAACTAATCTAGGATATGTGATGCATCAAGCTGATTCAATGGCCGCGAGAATAGAATATGAACGTTGGAACAATAATAAACCAATTACATCTAATGCCCCTAAAAGAAAAATAACTAGTCCTCAAACGCAAATTAATGCAACCAAAATGTTTGATGATTTATTCGGAGATAAATAATGATAACAACAATCATAATATTATCAGTAATATTAACCGCTTCAGTGTTAATAAATTTTAATCAAATGCGTAAGCAGGAAGCATTAGAAGAATATATAGATGAGTTAGAAAATTCTAATACAGAATATTATCAATTTTTCAATACATTGAAATCACGTATGAATGAATCTAATTCTAAATTAAAACAACTCGATCGCCTTGGCTCATTTGAAGCAGATGATGAAACAGGATTTATATTTACTGAATTACGTGATATGGTTGATGAACTTAACAAAGGATTTTAATGGAAGAGTTAGGACCAGTAGATCAATTTTATAAATGGTTAGAAGAAGAATTATCTGATATCGAAACAAATGGCCCTAGGAAACGTAGAGGCCGGAAACCGACTAAAAATATGTATTTTACATACATGACTGATAAGGCTATTGTTGCATATAATAATGAGCCGAAACAGAATAAACGAAATAAAGTTTTTAAAGAACATATTAACTATCCTTTCAATAAATTAGTAGAAAATATATATCATACTTTCCGATTTTCATATTTTGATGTACCATATGAAGATGTAAAGGCCGAAGTGGTTGCATTTTTGACCGAAAAAATTGGTAAATACCAAGAAGGTAAAGGAAAGGCATTTTCATATTTTTCAATCGTAGCAAAAAATTATCTTATTATACAAAATAACGCCAATTACGCTAAATTAAAATCTAGAACCGATACTACAGAGATTGATAATAATAGAAATATATATGCAGAAGTATCTTTATCCGATCATCAAGAATCATTAAGAGATTTTACAGATTTATGGGTTAAATGGTATGATACTCATATGAATACAATTTTTTATAATAAACGAGATATTATGGTAGCAGATACTATTCTAGAAATATTTCGTATACGAGATAATATAGAAAATTTTAATAAAAAAGCATTATATATTTTAATACGTGAACGTACTGGACTTAAAACTCAAAATATAACTAAAGTTTTAAATGTAATGAAACGCGATTATTCAAAAATGTATTCTGTATATTCTAAGACTGGCCATATAGTTAACACAAATCCTTAATTCTTATATTTATATAAAAGGATTATCATGAGTGCAGAATTTGAATTATTTCAAGGAACAAATTTTTCTGATTTGATGCGTGATATATATCATAATTCAAAAAAGAAATCTAGACAAATTGATGGATTAATTAAAGAATTACAACCATTAATTAAAAACACCGGTGATGCTACTGTTTTAGTTCCTATGATAAAAGATTATCTCGAAGTATCTGTTAAAAATGATGATGCCTTAGTAAAATTAGCAGCTGTAGTACAACGATTAGTTTCAGCAAGTAATAAAGAATCGGAAGATAATGAATTTGGGTTATCTGATGATGAACGTCGACGATTACTAGATGAAGCAGAATCCGAAGTTAAAAAAATACAAGCAGAAAGTAAGGAGATAGATGGCAAGCAACGTCAATCTACAGATAGGCCAGGTAGTACAGACCTCCAATCCAACTCAATTTGATCAATATACAAATGACCAAAATATAGAATTAGCTCCTGGGGCAATACGTGTACAATTGCTAGCTCAACGTACTTCATTTTCAAGTACAATAACAGCTATTCCAGCTAATGCAAATTTTATTAACGTGCCATTATATGGTGAGCAAGTTATTGTATTCAGTGCCATTTCCGGAATTACAGAAGATTCAAAAACGGAGCAATATTATTACATGCCAGCGGTAAGTATACACGGCCAGGTAAATAATAATATAATGCCATTTATACAAAATACGCGTGTTGATATTAAAGATTATATGTCTACTGGAATAACTACTGCAAAAAAAGTAAAAGTTCCGGAACAGTTATCCTTTGAATCACGCGACATTGTTACAATACAACCATATCAAGGTGATACAATTTTACAAGATCGATTTGGTTCTGTATTACGATTTTCTAGTACTCATCGTAACTTATCTCCATATTCTCAAAAACCAATATGGCAAGGTACTACAACAGGAGATCCATTTGTTGCATTAACATGTGGTTTAGACGGCGTAAAAAAATCTGGATATTTTACAATCGAAAATCCGGATAAAGATTCTAGTTTAATTTATTTATCATCAACTCAAAAAATAAATAATTTAAAATTGGCACAACGTAAAATAGGATTACAGACTAAACCTTTAACATCATATACAAATCCTCAAGTAATTATTTCATCTAATCGATTAATATTCAATGCCCGAGAAGATGAGTTAGTGTTAGTATCTAAAAAAGATATTAAGTTAGCTACGCCTAATTGGTCAGTTGATGTAGATAATTTAGTAACTCAATTAGAAGCTTTAGTAACTGCTATAACTAAAATGACACATCCTACCGGTGTTGGACCTTCTGGACCACCTATAAACATTGCAGACTTTGTAAAAATATTAACAGAAATAAAATTAATGAAACAATAATGAATAAACCATCATGGCTTTCTGCTGAGCTTCAAGGAATAATAGATAATAATAGTCCATTAAATGGTCTAAAATTAGGTATTGTACTGGCTAAATTCTCATTAACTATTATTCCTCCCACATTAGGTGCGGCTACCGGTATCATTCCTGCAATGCGTGCATATAATTCAGCACGTATATATGGTAAAGTAAAAGGCATTGAAGATGCTGTTAATACATTTGCTAAACAAAATGCAAATGGTATGTCGCCTATATCTGCAGGATTATTTACTGGTATTGCGCCTCCGCCGCTTAAAGGTACACAGCCATTATACGATATTGTACGTATTAAAAAACAAGATAAAAAATTTTTATGTGATGCTTTAGCTAAAGCTATCTATATTAATTGGACTCTTGGTAAATCAATTTTTACACCATTTGGGACTACTATACCTACATGGAATATTCCATTTCTTTCAAAACGAATTAAAGATGAATCGAAAGATAGAGGTGTAGATATTAAACAACTCCAATCTGAAGTTAGATCTGCGGCGCAAAAATCCATTGCACAAGCTAATCGTGAAATTACATTATATGATGCAGAAGAATACCAAAAACGTACTAGTCAATTCGACTAATTTATTAATGTAACATATTTATTAAAAAGGATAATACTATGGGCTCAAAATCGTTTATAAAGTTATTACGAAAAATTATTAGAGAGGAAGTTCAAGGCGCTGTACGCGAAGTGCTAACTGAACAAAAATCTAATCACAAACAAGTTATTGAACATGGCATGAATTTATCACATATCACTGAGGATCCCATGCCTAATCGTCCAAGAGCTAATAAGCAGTTTACAAAAAATTCGATGTTAAATGATTTATTAAATGAAACTGCTAACACTCCAGCAACTGTGGAACAATCAGATTGGAGTACAATGAATTTTAAATCTGAAATGGCGGATGCGTTTGGCATGCCTACTAATCCACCGGTGGCACCTACTACTGGTATTAATGGTGAAGCAGTTAATATGCAAAATGAAGCTGTAGTAGCTACTGTAAATGCTATGACTAAAGATTATTCTGCTTTAATGAAAGCAATTGACAAAAAGAGAACAAATAGATAATGTCAAGACCTGTATACAAATATCAACCTGTCAATGAAACACCTGATATAGCAATTGGTATTTCATTACCATTTAATATGGGAAGTAATGCACGTAAAGATTCATCACATTACGCTTCGGGTAGTATATCAGGAAATTCTGTATTTGGATCTACATATACTACACAAGAACAGGTTATATCAAATTTAAAAAACTTGTTATTAACACGTAAAGGTGAACGTTTAATGCAACCTAATTTTGGAACTAATATTTATGATACACTTTTTGAAAATAATACCGAGGATGTTAGATCATTACTTAAAAAGACGATTACAAAAGATATAAACGTTTGGTTGCCATATATAACAGTAAATGATATAAAAATATCAACTAGTAATGATATGCACCAATTAACAATTGCAATACATTTTCAAATTACTAATATTGGTGCAAATTTAGTCATAAATATTATAGCATCAGAAAATAATTTACAAGTATCTAATATAGAGTCGGATGCAACATTAGAGTTACGTCAAATTAGTAACGGATATTAAGGAAGGGTTAATTTATGAGTAACTTAATTAAAAAAGATGTATAATATTTAAATAAAGATTTCGCGCAATTTAGACAAAATTTAATAAACTTTGCAAAAAATTATTTTCCAGATACATACCAAGATTTTAACGAATCTTCGCCCGGAATGATGTTTATAGAGATGGCTTCATATGTTGGTGATGTATTATCATATTACACAGATACACAATTCCGTGAATCTTTATTATCATCTGCTCAAGAAAATTCAAATATATTAGCGTTATCACAATTATTTGGATATAAGCCAAAATTAAATTCGCCGGCCAAAACTAATTTAGATATCTTTCAATTGGTAATCGCATCTGGTTCCGGAGGCGGTGCTCGTCCAGATATGAATTACGCTTTATCAATCGGTTCAAATATAGAATTAGAAAGTGAAGAAGGAATTAAATTTAGATCTATTACACCTGTAGATTTTAATGATGATCCTGATATATCAGTATATGAAATTGATACATCTGGAAATGTTGCAAGATATTTATTAAAGAAACAAGTTGAAATTGAATCAGGTGAAATAAAATCTTTATCATTTACATTTAACGATCCAAAAACGTATGATAAAATAGTGTTACCTGATACTAATATCATTAATATTATTGATGTAACTGATTCGGCTGGTAATAAATGGAATGAAGTTGATTATTTAGCCCAAGATACTATTTTTGAAGATATTGCAAATATACCTTTTAATGACCCAGAACTTTCTGCATATAGATCTACCGTTCCATATATATTAAAATTACGAAAGACGCCTAGACGGTATGTAACTAGATTACGAGATGATAATCAATTAGAGTTACAATTTGGTTCAGGTTTATCTGTAGAGCATGATGAAGAAATTATTCCAAATCCGAAAAATGTCGGATCAGGTTTAGAATATTTAAAACGTACTACAACAGATTCAATCGATCCATCAAATTTTTTATATACTAGTACATATGGAATAGCTCCTTCGAATACAACATTAACTGTACGATATTCTATAGGAGGGTCGTTATCTGATAACGTCGGTATTAACTCAATAACAAAAATAAATAATATTACGTATGTAAATGAAATTGCAAATGTAAATTTAACGGACTCTAAAACATCTATAGCAGCAACCAATCCAGAACCAGCAACCGGTGGCAAATTAAAACAAAATTTAGAAAATATTAAACAAAATGCCATGGCAGCTTTTGCAGCTCAGAATAGAGCAATTACACGTGAAGATTATATAGCTAGAATATATTCTATGCCTTCACGATATGGTTCTGTAGCTAAAGCTTATATAGTAGGCGATACTCAAATTAATACCGCAGATATTACATATCCAGCAGATACGATATCAAATCCATATGCATTAAATTTATATTTATTGGCACAAAACGCAGAAGGTCAATTTATAGATTGTAATCAAGCATTAAAAGAGAATATAAGAACTTATATATCACAATATCGTATGTTGACCGATGCTATAAATATAAAATCTGCCTTTGTAATAAATCTAGCAATTGAATTTGAAATTATAACACGTCCAAATTATAATAGTAATGAAGTATTATTAGCATGTATTGCAAAATTAAAAATGTTATTACATAATGATCGTATGCAAATTAATGCAGCAATTAATATAGCAAATTTAGTCACATCATTAGATTCAGTTGACGGAGTACAGTCTGTTACTAATTTCGATTTTTATAATAAAGCAGGTGGGTCATATTCAAGTAATAAATATGATATAGAAGGTGCAACTAAGAATAGTATATTATATCCATCATTAGATCCATGTGTTTTTGAAATAAAATATCCAAATAATGATATTCGTGGGAAAGTTGTTAAACCTTAAAGGAATTAAATGTATAGAATATTTTACGCAGAACGAGATACAACTTTATATGAACGATTTCCGAATCGAAATGCCGGAAATGATCCGATTTTAGAACTTACTAAAAACCAATCCGGTTCAATAGTAGATGGTAGATATAGATCACAAACATTTAATACTCGATTTTTAATAGATTTCGGATCAGAAATCGATACACTTACAACTGCAATAAACTCTGGAAAAATGCCAGCCTTAGGAAATTCTACAAATTCCGCATCGGTTTATTTATCTTTAAGATCATCAGATGCTTCCGATTTATTACAAAAATACAATTTAAAAGCATTTCCAGTATCTCAATCATGGACAAATGGGCAAGGACATGCAAGTGATATACCAGAGACTACAAACGGCGCATCATGGTTATATCGCAATAAAAAGGATACTACTACATGGAATACAGCGAATGATCAACCAGCTAGAGCAGAAGTAAATGGCGGCGCTACATTTATAACCGGTACTACGTATGAAGCTTCGCAATCATTTAATAATCAAGTACCTGATATCCGAATGAATGTTACTGATATTGTAGATAATTGGGTTAAAGGTAATATTACTAATAATGGGTTTATTATTAAAAGACCTTATGCAGATGAAGTAGATGGAGAAATAAGAGGTTCAATTAAATTCTTTGGACGTGAGTCACATACAATATTTGTTCCTAGGTTGGAAGTAGTATGGGATAATGTTACATTTGCCGATACGGGTTCCGCGGAAATATCCGCAGATTCATATATACCATATTTTAAAAATATTAAATCAGAATATAGAACATCAGAAATTGTAAAATTTAGAATAGGAGTTCGTCCAGAATTTCCATCACGTACTTATGCCACATCATCATTTTATTTAACTGGTGAAAGATTACCAGTATCATCATATTATAGTATATTAGATTCGGTTACAAATGAAACTATTATTGCGTATGATACTACCGGTACTAAAATTGATTGTGATTCAAATGGTAGTTTCTTTAAATTGAGAATGGATTCATTCATGCCAGAACGGTATTATAAAATACAATTGAAAATAGAAAGAGATGCCGGAGATGATGTACAAACATTTGATGATTTTTATTTTAAGGTTGTTAACTAATGATAAATCGTTCAAAATATCGTGAATATAAATTAGAACAAAATATAGAATCTGGTAACCTTGATTCTGCATTTGATTATTTCGTAGAATCTGATGATACAGAACTTATAGAAGATGAATTTATTTCCAATGTAAAAATATCTGGTGATTATCATGATATGATGTTAAAAGAAGATATAGAAATTGCATTTCAATCTGCGGAAATAGAACTAGCATTAATTCCTAATTATGAAACATTAGAAGTTATGTTAGTTGAGCGTGGATTGACATATGATGCGATACGTGTTCAGACAAATATAGATGATTTTATATATAATAATTTATATTCGTTAGATGATAGGTCTGAAGAATACAGTAATGTTATTAGATTTAAAAGTGGTTATAGACCAGCCTTTCCATTTGTAAGAGATCCGGGTGATCATATAAGAAATTTAAGAAGTACATCCGGAAGATATTATAATGAAATTGTATATCAGAAACAGATATGGCAAGAAAAACTTCGTGCACAATATGAAGGAAATATAATTGTTTTAAATAATAGAAGTTATGATAATGCAATTGAATCTATACGAATGATGATTTATGGTGAATGGAGAGCAGTTGCTTTTAAAGGAAGTTGGGGCGGAGCTTATCCGGCAATAAAAACATTAGTATATTATGATCAAATAAACGGGTTAGGATTAGATTATAACCCTGATGCTAAACCATGGGAAGACAATTCAGTATTAAATGTAATGATCGATGAAGGAGTAATTACCGATCTTCAAGGTGATGGTAAAGATGGAGAACCAATATGGAATGATTTTAATCATTATTCATGGAGAGATTCTGCTGATGGAGTAAACTTAGATGGTTCTGGAAACAGATATCAACGATATATTGATACAACAAATAACGAAGTATTTAATTTAGAATATATGCAACCATACGAACCAGAAGGTTCGGAGTTGTATTATAATGAGTATGGCGGATGGCAAGAAATACAGTAAATAATACAATTCAACCATTAGCAAAAGATGGTACAATAGAAGTACATTACCTTACTCCAAATGACTCTAATTATATTGTAGGCGGCGTAATATCAGAAGGATATGAATTTGATGTAGATAAAGTTTTAATTGACCATGCATCAGTTTTAGAATCTTTTGGTATAAATCACGGTAAATTTAATACGTCAGTTAATATACATGATAGTATATTAGGAACAGAAGATGATCCAGTATTATTTCTTAAAGAGGTATCCCCGGATCGTCGTGAGTTAAGATTCGAACTAACAGAAGAAGATGTTGTAGACATTGATAACATGTTAGAAGATTTCGAAGATGCTATAAATGACGGCATGGAGTTAACGGTTAACTTTGGCCAAAATCGTCTTTTTAGAATTATCAATCAAAAACCGTTTAATGATGATGATTTAGTAATACGTTTATTAGATCCATTACCAGATGATATTGAAGAAGAATCGACAGCATGGATAGTAGATGAATTATCAGATTCATTTGATGATACAATAGAATTAGAATCGAGTGCAATAAAATATAATGATACTATAGAGTTACGAGGACCTAATTTTGAAATTGATACAACATATGGAACTGTAACTGAAACAAATTTTGAATCATGGAACACGTTATTAAATGCAAATACATCTACATCGCAAAATGTAATTGACTTAATGTTTTCTGGATCACTTGCTGGACAAAAATTAAATATCGATTATTCCGGGTTTAATAATTTTATTCATTTTTCGTCTGCAGCTGAGCGTGTTGCAAACTTTAAATATAAATTAGAATTAATTGAATATTATGATTCTAGAATTGCTATATTAAATAATGCATCTGGTTCTGATACAACATCACTACAAGGTAACGTAACGGTAAATACACGTAAAAAAGATAATATTATTGGATCATTTGATGGATTTGAACGATGGTTATATAATGAACCAACTGCAAGTCTTTTTACAGATCAATCCGTTTATACTTTGAATGATTATGAAATAGAAGGCGGTAGAATTGGATCTCAACCATATCGTATACAGCCATGGCCAAAATATATTTCTAATGGTAAGTATGTTTTACATCATACTTCTGGGTCACTTGCAACATCATGGTATAATGGGGCACATGTTACTGCATCTTTATATGATGGAGAAAATGAAAATTCTCTAGTAAAAACAATACCAGAACATATTCGAATAGATCCAAATAATTCTCAATACGAATTATTTGTTAATATGATTGCACATCATTATGATATTATATATTCATATATAGATAATTTATCAAAAATATATCATCCACAAGAACATCCAAAATTAGCACAAAGTAAAGATACTTTATATGAAGTTGCAAAGTCATTAGGATGGAATTTAGTTGATGGTAATCAAGCGTCGTCTTTATGGCAATATAAATTAGGCGTCGATTCTGGTTCTGGGGCGTATGCATCTACCGGATCTTTATTTTCAAAATCAGATGAACAGATAACTTCAGAAGTTTGGCAACGTATTGTTAATAATTTACCGTATTTACTTAAAACTAAAGGTACTTCTAGATCGATTAAAGCATTAATGAATACATATGGTATTCCGCAGACTTTACTTTCTATACGCGAATATGGAGGACCGAAGGTATCAGGAGATACTCCAACATTAATAGAAGATAGATTTACATATGCAATGCAATTTGATACAGATGCTCATTTAAAAATACCAAATAATTGGATATCGAGTAGTATTGGCACATGGGGTATTGATAGAGGAGAAATTCCGGTATTAACACATGAAGTACGATTTAAGCCAGATCTTAAACAACATATGCATTTAATGTCTAGTCGTGATAATGATGATACATTATCATGGGCAATTGCAATACAACATTCTAGTTCATATTCTGGCAGTGATCAATATGGAAGGTTGCATTTTGCTATCGCGGGTGGTGAAGGAATGGCATCGGCATCTGTTACAGATTATATACCGCTATTTGACGGAAATTATTGGAATATAAGTATAGGGGTTAATACAGTTAATAATACACCTAATACAAATACAACATATACATTACGTTGCCAACAAGCATCAGATTATATTTCAGATAAAATTGTACATAAAACAACTACTCAATTAACACCGACATTTGTAAGTCATTCATCGTATTGGGCAAGTCCGGATGATAGCGGAACATCTCATGTATTACGATTAGGTGGTGTACTATCTGGATTTGATACATATTCAGTTAAAGCTGCACTTTCAGCTTCATTTATATCTAAAACATCCGTTACAAATAATGAAAGTACAGCTGGTGATTTAATAACTGGTTCGTTTACCGGATCAATGCAAGAATATCGAGGATGGTTAGAAGAAATTGGCGAATCAGCATTTAATTTACATACAACAAATCCAACATCATATGTTTCGTCATTAAACCCGACTGCATCATTTGATACATTAGTACGGCATTATCCATTGGGTACAGATTTAAATACATTTGACTTATCGAGTGATAATTATCGAATAACATCAAGTCATCCAAATCAAAATATTAAAGATTTTTCTCCGCCATATAATGATAAAAATAATACTTATGCATCTGCGTCTAATTTTGATACTCCTATTAATACTAAACGTGGTAACTTTGTGCCAGTAGAAGAAACATATTATGTACAAGGAGTTTCATTAGGCGGTAATTTACCATATTCTCAAAAAATACGATTAGAAGATAATGAATTAGTAGGTAGGTTATCACCAAATGCTTCTGCAGAGCGTTCTAGGTTCGATCGTGCTCCTATAGATACTAATCGATTAGGATTATTTTATTCAATGGCTGACCAAATTAATAAAGAAATATTTAATCAAATTGGTGATATTGAATTAGATGATTATGTAGGCGATCCTAATGATGAATTTGAATCTATATATCCAAATTTAAATACATTTGCAAATGAATATTGGAAAAAATATACAGATCGTAATGATATAAATGCATATATTAGAATATTTAGTCAATTCGATTTTGCTTTATTTAATCAAATAAAACAATTATTACCAGAACGTATTGATGAAGTTTCTGGATTATTAGTTGAGCCACATTCATTAGAGCGCGCAAAAATTAAAATAACTAACAAGCCGGCAATTACAAATCCGCAATATAATATAACACTACCAAAGCCAAGTCCAACTGCGAGTGCAGAATATATAAATTATGAAGCTTCTATATCAATGGCAGAAAATTTAATTTCTGCAAATACTATATGTTACGTATCTGGTGGGTATAATCAAACTAATAATTATTTGTTTAATATACAAATTGCTGAAACCGGGAGTTTTACTGGTTCTGTAAATGAAGGGTTTGTATTAGATTCACGGCTTAGTAATGTATATAGAGTTGAAACTTTCTTTTTTAGTTCATTTGAAAGTAGGTCATTAGGTCAATATTATAGCCGGTCTAATGCAGCTGGAAGTTATCGCGATGATGAATTTATTGATATAGAAAATCAAAGATATGCTGGAAGTCGTATTACAGCCCCGGGAATAAATCAATCTTCGATATATCCGCAGTTAAATTTTGAGCCGATAATAGAAGTATTTGCTGTTAATCCAAATCAATTAATTTATAAAGGTGATCCGAGTATAGATAATGAACAAGGAACATTAAAGGTACAGTAAATTTACCAATAAGCATATTTATTAAAAAGTAGGATAAGATATGGGATATTTAAATAATAGCGCAATAACAATTGATGCTATACTTACCAAAAAAGGTAGAGAATTATTAGCGCGAGGGCGTGATGAATTTAAAATTACACAATTTGCATTAGCAGATGATGAAATTGATTATGATTTATATAATCCAGAACATCCTAATGGTTCAGCATTTTATGGAGCAGCTATTGAAAATATGCCTATTTTAGAAGCATTACCAGATGAAACTCAAATGATGAAATATAAATTGGTAACATTACCAAAAGGTACTGCACGTATTCCGGTTGTATCTGTAGCACAAAATGCTATAATATTACAAGCTAATCAAACTACTATTATAAAACCAGATACAGTGAATTTTGCAGGAGGTAATAGACAATTTGGATATACAGTAATTTTATCAGATTCTGATGCTGCGGAGATTAGAGTAACTCAAGGATTAGGTAGAGCTGGAGCAGCTGCAACAGTTCCTCAATTTATAGGAGATAATGAAGCTGCACAAAGTGTTACAGTATCTGGTGTAGAATTTGAAATAGTTGCTAAAGAACAATATGATGCAAATGCAACTGCTACTATTATAGTTATTGGTAATGAAACCGGTGGCCGTACTACGATTGATTTAACTGTTAAAAAATTAAATGTCGCTTCTATACGTAGACGAGGTACAATAGAAAGCGCAAGATAAAGGGATAAATAAATGGCATTTTTTGGAAGAGGTCGAAGACGAAGACAAAGAAAACAAACTAATCGACTTAGAGAAGCTGTTTCTGCAGCAAATGAAAGAGCTCAAGAAGCTATTGCTGATGCAAGAGAAAGAGTAGAGCGTACGGAAAGACGTGCAATCCCAGCACCGCGACCTTCTCGTATATCTATACAACAACAGGCTGAAGATCTCGCAGATGAAATTATTGCAGAACGTGATCGTGAACGTCGTATATCTCGTTTAGGAAAAATATATACTCGATTTGATGAAGTAGATGATGTGTTATCTAACAATGTTGAAACAGTGACGCGTGGATTATTTTCTGGTAATGTTGCAAGTTTAACTACTATGGCAAAGGATTCGACATTAACAGCTACTCAACAACGATACTATTTTCAAGTAAATGATTCGGATGGTAATCCTCAATTTTCATTAGCATATGGACATTTTGGAGGTTCTGGATCGGCCGAAGTAGGTAGCGATTTAAGTAATGATACTCCATCGAGAGCAATTTATAAACAATATGCACAAACATTATTATCACCGACAGATAAAAAGTTTACATTTAATAACGTAGATTCAGATTCAATTTATATTATAAACTTTAATCGTGCACGTATACGTGAAAAATTAGATCCTGGAAATTTTGAAGTTACTTTACGACATATATCCGCATCTGCTACTACTGATGAAGCAGCAATTTCTAGTAGTAATCATATACAAATTATTGACGATTCTTCATTAACATCTGCAACATTGGGAGAAAGTGGTCAAGTTTATAATTTAGTATCTGGATCATTGGATGGTGGAACTAGTATTCATCAACCAACTAATATGGTACATTACGGATTATTATATCCACAATTTGGTGTAGCAGTATTAGATGCAACTCAATTGGATAAAAAAATATCCGCCGGCGGAATTGATTTACAAACAGATACTGTGTCTTTTGTTGAAGGTTTTAATAATACAAAATTATTTACTGCACTATCATCATCAGCAGGAGCAGTTCCAGCTGGTAAAACAGGTGGTATTCAAGCTCGATCATCAGAACAAGTAAAATCAACATATTATTTTGTTAGAGCAAAAAATGCAGAATTTAATTATTCAAATAACCCGTCATATGTAACAGGTTCATTAGGACAATTAGTATTTAATTCATTTAAAACAAATCCACAAACATATATCACTTCAGTAGGATTATATAATGATCGAAGAGAATTATTAGCAGTTGCAAAATTAAGCCAACCGTTATTAAAAAATTATACTCGTGAAGCTTTAATTAAAGTAAAATTAGATTTTTAAAAAATAAATGATATGATATGCCAGTTATACCAACAGTATTTAGACCCATCCGTTCGAACGATTTTCAACGACGTGCATTCAAGGCATATAAAAATTATCGTATAACAGATGTAGGTTTTGCGACTTCATCTGGTTATGTACATCATAATGCAGTATATCATAAATTACCAATTAATGTCGGTCATGCTGCAGAAAGATATGCTGTAAATTCTTTAGATGCTACTAATCAACATGTTGTATGGCATAGTTTAAACCATCGTTATTATAAACATCCTTCTAATCCAGTACGATCTGCAGAAATAACTAAAGCATCAAAAAATTTATATACATCCGCTTCATGTTTAATTGCTCCGTACTTTGAAGTAGGCGAACGTATTAAACCAGGATCTGTTACTGGAACTTTTACTCATGGACATTCATATAATTTATACGATGATGGTATTGGCAATTTATATGATACCGCAATTAATTCAGCATCATTTGCTTCTTCTAGTCGTAATATTTTCTATATGTCATTTAATAAAGAATTTCAAACTAATATTTTAAATAAATCAAATGTTATAACTACAAATGGAGTTACTACCACTGGTATATCATTATCATCTGGATTATCTAACCGGTTTAATTCTATTAACTCACATATAAGAATCCCTCATGAGGAAAAATTTAATAGTTTTAACAAACCAGATGATTGGACCATTTCATTCTGGACAAAAATTACTCCTTCTGTAACATCAAATCATTTTCCATTAATATCTAAAGGCGGTGTTGAAGTTAAAACAGTTTTTGATCAAAAAAATAGTTTATATAAAAATATTACTAATGTATCATCGATGATAGGAATTACAGGGTCATATAATACTTCACGTACTCCATTTGTAATTGGATTTGAATCTAATAATAATTCAGGTTCTTGGCATTTTCAATCTAGTAATGGAACTAATGCGTTACATATACAAACAGATCTTGCAGATTATAAAAATTCTGATACAGATTGGAAACATATATCAGTTCGTAATTCTGGATCATTTTGTCAAATATTTATAGATGGCATTGCATCAGATGCTAGTGGTTCTTTACCAAATGGTAATTTATCAAATAAATCTGATATTATAATTGGTTCATTTATATCCGGTAGTATGACGTCACCAAGTTCTGATATTGCTGAAATACGTATATATGATTATGCTGTTAGTTCAACGGAATTAACATCGTTAGCAAATCGTCATTATTTATCTGGATCTTTATATCAGACTAGTATTGCTGGTAATGTATTTTATCGAAATGGTGAAATTGTAATATCATCACCAATGCCAAAATATAATACCGGGTCTGGTGCTTTTGGTAATACATTTGATATATCATATAAAGGTACTCATACTCTTTATGAAAATGAAGTATTAGTTCGTGTTCCAAAAGACCAATTTAACGTATCAATGAATCCAACTTCTACGTACACGCCGGCGACTAATAAAACGTTATCAATAGCAGAACAATCACATGCATTACCAGGAGATACTCGAAAAACTATATTTACATCGGATATTGCAAATCCATATATTACAACAATTGGATTATATAATGATAAAGCACAGTTAGTTGCTATTTCAAAATTAGCCCAACCTATTCAAAAACGTGATGATATTGATATAAATTTCATTGTTCGTTGGGATCATTAAATATTTATATAAAATAGGAATAAGTTATGGCATGGAAACGTAAATCTAAGATACGTGCAAACGCAATCAAACATGGTTATAGAAGTGGATTTGAACACCGAGTATCAGATCAATTGACGGAAGCAAAAATTAAATATGGTTATGAAGATACGGTTATAAATTATATTAAACCCGAAACTAAACATACATATACAATTGATTTCACTTTACCAAATGGTATATTAGTAGAAACGAAAGGTAGATGGGTATTAGAAGACCGTAAAAAACATTTGCTAATTAAAAAACAACATCCAGAATTAGATATTAGAATTGTATTTCAATCAGCTCGTACAAAAATACGTAAAGGTTCAAAAACTACATATGGAGATTTTTGTGATAAACATGGAATTCCATGGGCAGAAAAAAGTATACCAGAAAGTTGGTTTAAAACTTGACCTTACGAGATATTTTTGATATATTCAATTATAATTAAATTTTCATGAAAGTTAATCTTGAAATGAAACATTGTTATAGTAATGACAATGCTAATATATTAATATAATATTAATGAGCAAATTCTCTGTAATTACACTTTTAGAATCCGTATTAGGTAAAGGTAAAATAAACTCGAATGATAATATCGCGTTTCATTGTCCTTTCTGTCCTACTACTAAAAAGAAAATGGAAGTTAATATTGTTTCT